ATTTATCCCACAGGATATAGACCCAACTGAGGAGTCTGTATCAAACTGGTTGACCAACTATGCCGATGTATTCGGACTAGAAGTTCAACCCAACCAGGCAACACCGAATGTAAATCCAGCTCAAGCACAGCAGTATCAGAGGATGACTAACACAGTAGATGCGGCAGCAACGCCTACCTCTACAGATGATGTTATGCGTCGATTGATGAATGCTAACACTAGAGAAGAACTGGATGCAATTATTCGTGAGTCTGGTATCTAAGACCCGAACCTACAAACAATAGAAAGGCAGGTGGTTAGAAATGGCGTTACCAGCAGGTACATTGACACCTACTACAACCGTTTCCAACCTAGTCCAAACTGCATACGATCAGTATGTACGTATGGCTCTTCGCTCCATCCCAGTGATGAGAGCGATTGCTGACGTTAAGCCAGTTCAGCAAGCAATGCCTGGTTCGTCAGTTGTATTCTCCATCTATTCAGATCTAAGCACTGCTACAAGCACCTTGACTGAAACATCTGACGTATCATCCACTGCTCTCGGAAACCCATCACAGGTTACCGTAACACTTAACGAATACGGCTCAGCCGTAACAACCACAAAGAAGTTGAACCTTACTTCTTTCAACGATGTAGATGCAGCTCTTGCAGATATCATCGCTTACAACGCTGCAGACTCCATTGACTCCGTTGTTGCATCAGTTCTTACTGGTGGAACCAACGTAATCTACGCAGGCACTGCAACAAACCGTAACGCAATCACAGCATCAATGACAATCTCTGTTGCTGATATCCGTGAGGCTGTTACACAGCTTCGCTCAGGCAAGGCTTTGCCTCGTATTGGCGAACTCTATGCTGCATACCTACACCCACGTCAGTCTGCTGACCTCCGTGCCGAATCAGGTACTGGCGGATTCCAGGAACTCACCAAGTACGTCGAGCGCACACCGTTCGTCGCTGGTGCAGTCGGCGTTATCGAAGGTGCTTTCGTAGTTGAAACACCTCGCGTACCATCTGTAGTCAACACTGGAACAATCACTGTTTACCAGGCTGTTGTTGCAGGTCGTGAAGCCCTTGCTGAAGCAATGGGACAAGACATCTCAACTGTTATCGGTCCAGAAGTTGACACACTACGTCGCTTCCGTACCATCGGTTGGTACTACTTCGGTGGCTTTGCTCGCCTCCGCGAAGCGGCTCTATATCGCATCGAATCGGCAACCTCAATTAACTAGATTGATTGACTGCTGGGCAGGAGCAATCCTGCCTAGTGGTGAACTAATCTAAAGGAGAGTAATGGCTAACTATCATTTGATGACACCCTGGCAGGCAGAGACCTGGATACCTGATGGAAATATCTATTCTCCTTATGGTCGCCTTGCTGCTCGTCCTAATGCCAATGGTATTGGTCGCATTACAGACATTGGTAGAGGTGTAAGCCTACTAATTACTGGTTCTACAGTGACTGAGAATAGAACTCCAAGTCAAGATGATTTAGCTGCAGCAGACCAGTACTTCCTTGGTGGTCACGAATATACAGTAGATCAAGCAACCGCTGATATCCTTATTGCAGCAGGATATAGCGAATATCTAACGGTGATACCATAATGAGTAATTGCACATCCTCCTGCAAGACTAAAGACCACGAATCATACGGCGACTGCATAGCAGAGAATATGCCAATGATTGCTCCATCAACTGCTCCATCTAGGACAGGGTGGGATATGACCAGAATCAAAAAAGATAACAAAGAAATAGACAGTTACTATGCCGCTGTCAAACAAGGCATAGAACCTATCTCAACCAAACAAAAAGACATCGACGCAGCAGTCCGTCTCAGCAATGATATGGGCGTAGCATTTGATGGCAATAAGATATAAGGAGCAATACAATGCCAGTAAATAACCCAGAAGCATACGGTAAGGGCGAAGTCAAGCAAGAGTTTATGGAGTCAGACTTCCAGCCATATCCAGTAACACAGCCAGTATCACAGACTCGCTTTGATTCCTATGACAAGTTGAGCACTGGCGCACCAGGAAAGCCAGCACCAAAGCAGAATAGAAACTAACTATGAAGAAGACTGCTAAGCAAGCCAAGGTAGGCAAAGTCCTCAGAGAGTTTAAGGCTGGCAAACTTCATTCAGGCAAGGATCCAAAAGGTCCCAAAAAGGCACCTATTGTCAAGAACCGTAAGCAGGCAATCGCAATCGCTCTCAGTTCCGCAGGGATGTCAAAGAAGAAAAAGAAGTAATGTCGTCTGGACAATACAAAACCCATCGCGGGTTTAACTCAGTCCAAATTAAGAATGGTATGGTAGTGCGACTAAACAAGAACGGCACAGTTCGTGCTGTCTTGGGAAAGTATGGTGAGTATGGCAAAGACCCCAGCTTGGCAAAGAGCAGCAGGTAAGAACCCAAAGGGTGGCCTGAATGCTAAAGGCAGAGCATCTGCTAAGGCGCAAGGTATGAACTTGAAGCCACCAGTCAAGAAGGCTGAGGCTGCCCGTTCACCTAAGTCTGCTGCTAGACGTAAGTCATTCTGTGGCAGAATGTGTGGTATGAAGTCAAAACTTACCTCAGCAAAGACTGCTAAGGATCCAAACTCTAGAATAAACAAGTCGCTACGCGCTTGGGATTGTAGTTGCAAATGAAGCAGAAGAAAGCATTTTGGGATACAAAGAATCCAAAGAAAACTTCCAAGAAGTTAACAGATAAGCAAAAGAGCGCAGCTAGGGCAAGAGCAAAGGCTGCAGGCAGACCTTATCCAAATTTAATCGATAACTCTTGGGCATCAAAGCAGAAATAATTAAGGAGAAATAATGGCACTCGGAACCCTAGGGTCTACACTCAATGACGAATTAAACCGTCTTGCTAATGGTGGCACCTATCGTGATATGGACGATATGGTTGATGAGGCACTAGCTGCCAAGCAATGGGCTAACCGTGAGAACATTAATCCTTACTCAACAGATACGGTAGGAATCCTCAATGAGATTGCAGGGCTTGGGCTTGATAAAAGGAATTGGCTTGATTTTAACGGCGTATGTAACTATATCGCTGGTACTACTGGCCTACCTGCGGCGGCTGCTCTCAGACAAGTCTACCCAACCACCGATCTCTTAACTGGTGTTGCATCCTATTATATTGATGCCACCGATGCTTCAGCTTCTAGTCAAACAGTAACAAACCTTGGCACTGCTGGCTCACTGCTACCTACCACAGTTGGTTCCTCCACCGCTTCCGACTCTAATGATCCTAAGTTCCTAGACCATACTGGCACCAATTATGTGTATCATCCAGGTGCTAATAGCAATGCACAATCTATCCCTAATTCAGCCGCGCTAAATGTTACAGGTGATTTAGATTTAAGAGCATATGTTGCATTAGATGACTGGACGCCTAGTGGCAACGGCAGATTTATGGATAAAAGATTAACTAGCACAACAGAAATTCAATACTCTTTTAGAATAAATACTACTGGAACTTTAGGATTTGCTTGGAGTGCCGATGGAACCGCATCTACAACTATAGAGTCTACTGTTGCTACTGGTATTGCAGATGGAACTGCTAAATGGGTGCGAGTTACTCTTGATGTAGATAATGGTGCTGGTGGCAACGATGCTAAGTTTTATACATCAGATGACGGAATTACTTGGACACAGTTAGGTTCTACCGTTACTACTGCTGGAACAACTAGCATTTATTCTGGTACTGGCCTTCTTATTTTAGGCGGTTCGGTGGTAGGTAGCACTTTCATTACTGGTAAATTATTTCGCGCTCAAGTTTATAACGGCATTGACGGTACTAAGGTTTTTGACGCAGATACTTCAGTAATTACTACTGGTGCTGCTACATCATATACCGCCCTTACAGGTCAGACCGTCACTATCAACCGTGCTTCTTCTGGACGTAAGGCTGTAGCCGTTACCCAACCTACCTGGCTCTTTGGTACTGATGACCAGTTGATTGTTGACAACAGATATATGGCAAGCGGAACGTATCTGTATCTGCCTGGGGCATCTGGTAACTATGCAAGCACTCCAGATGCTGCAGCACTAGACATTACTGGCGATATTGATTTACGAGTCAAAGTTGCACTTGATGACTGGACTCCAGGCGCTCTTTCAACTTTAGTAGGAAAATATGGAGCATCAGGTCAGCGTTCATATTTACTTTATGTAAACACAACAGGAACTTTAGGTTTTCAATCTACTGCTGATGGTTCAACTACAATTATTAGCGTTTCAACCGTTGCCCCTACAGTTACTGATGGAGCAACCCTTTGGGTAAGAGCAACGCTAGATGTAGACAATGGTGCATCTGGAAATACCGTAACATTTTATACTTCTACTGATGGTACTAACTGGACACAATTAGGTGACCCAGTAGTAAATGCAGGCACTACAAGTATATTTAATTCTACAGCATTGCTTGGAGTTGGTGCTTATGGCACTAGCGGTACTACATCACCTGCTCGCGGCAAATTCTTCCGTGCTCAAGTACTAAATGGTATCGGTGGCACAGTAGCCTTCGATGCAGATTTTGAGACGAGCATCACCAGCCTACTACAGACTTCCTTCACAGAGTCTTCAACCAATGCTGCCACTGTGACAATTAATAGAAGCGGTAGCGAGTATCGCAGTGCTGGTATTACTGCTGCTGGCTATCTCTACCCAGGAGCTACCAATACTTTTTCTGCTAGCGCTACAGACTTCTTTAGTTTCCCAGATGGTTCAAACTTTACCTTCTTGGCAATAGTAAGGCAGTGGAATACTGCCGTTTTAAATTCACCTTATATCAATAAAATAAGTCAAACAAACATAGGTGGCAAGGGATGGACATTAACAAATGCTGATGCACGTGTTGGTGGTTTAGATACGACTCGTCAAACATTAACATTTACCCCAGCAACTGTTGGCAGTTTAGGTAGCCTTGTAGTTACTAAAGATAGTACTCCAAACTTAAATGCTTATATTAACAATACTTTAACATCTGCTGCATATACGCAAACTGGAATTGTTAATGCTATTGACGGTATATTTATTACTCGCATTGGCCGTCAATCATTTTCTGCTGTTTACCAAGACTTTGAAGGAGTTGCCTTTGCGGTATTCCGTTCTGCGCTAACCGCTGCTCAGGCTCGTCAGATTACAAACTACTTTGCTAACCGAGAGGTATATCTATAATGGGAACCCTACGCTGCTATGAATGGATTGAACACGAAGATGGCACCAAGACCAGCGCTGCTCAAGGGCTAGTCGTTAATGGAGTCCTACTTGGTGAGCCTCTAGAAATCGACGGAGATCCAGCAACCGCTGAGTTTGATGACGGGATGTTCCCACAAGGAATCATTCTTGCCGATGGCACCATTATCCCAGATGAGGATGAAGACCTGTAAGATAACCTACTATGGGTAAAAACAAAAAGAAGCATAAGCCTGCGCCTCAGCGCAAGGCTAAGATTGCAGTCTATAGCATCGCCAAAGATGAAGCTAAACACGTAGAGCGTTGGTATAACTCTACCAAGCAGGCTGACTACCACGTACTGGTAGATACTGGCTCTACTGATAATACGATAGAGATAGCAAAGTCTTTAGGTATTACAGTCCATCAAATCCATATTAGCCCTTGGCGCTTTGATGATGCTAGAAATGCCAGCCTTGCTCTAGTACCAGCAGATGCTGACTATTGCGTAGCAATGGATCTAGATGAGATTATGCTACCTGGCTGGTATGAGAAGGTACAGAAGGCTTTTGTTGAAGGTATAGATAGACCAGAGTACCGCTTCATCACCGCTTGGGATGATAAGGGAAATCCAGTAACAGAGTTTAATGGGTTTCGTATCCACCGCAGAAATCGTATGAGATGGATATATCCCATCCACGAAGTCTTGGAATGCTACGATGGTGAAGAAACTCGCAAGGTCTATAACTTTGAGTCACACCACCTGCCAGATAATGACAAGCCTAGGAACTATCTAGACTTACTACAGAAGGCAGCAGAGAAGAATCCTGATGCTAGGAATCTGTACTACCTAGCCAGAGAATACTTCGGTCATAAACACTTTGAAGAAGCCAGAGAGACCTTACATAAGTACCTAGAGGTATCAGTCTTTCCCGCTGAGAAGTCCTTCGCTATGCGAATGATGGCTAAGTGTGAGTTAGATAAAGAAGAAGAATGGCTGATGAGAGCGATGGAAGAGTATCCATCTAGAGAATCAATCTTAGCCTTAGCAAACTATTACTACAGAAACCAGAGATGGGCAGAATGCCACCTGGTATCAAAGCGGTCACTTGATTTCAAAGACCGCAACAACGCTTTCCTCACAGAGGCTTGGGCTTGGGGCCATATGGCCTATGACCTTATAGCAGTCTCTGCGTGGAGATTAGAGCTATACGAAGAAGCATATGAGTACGGCAAGAAAGCAGTACAACTGTCTCCTAATGATGAGCAGTTGAGAAACAATCTGAGTATCTTCAAGGAGAAAATAGATGGCAACATTCAGCGATCTAGTAACGAGCGTAAGAAGTAACCTACAAGGTTACACCCTACGCCAAGACCGCATTACCTATCTGGCTAACGCCATCGATGCAGACGATACTGCTATTACCGCTGGTTCATCTAGTAACCTAGCCAAAGGCGTTATTGAAATTGATGATGAGTTGATGTGGATTGATAGTTTTGATAAGGCTACTGCCACAATGAATGCTATACCTGGTGGTTTTGGTAGAGGTTACCTT